ATGAAGTACCAAAGTACAGCCGCATCAAAGTCGGCGACATGGAGTTGGATTTTCACCACATCGACGGAATGTATTCATATTGCACCGATAGCGAAGGCAACGCCCACCACATTGCGGCATGGGCTGATGTTGAAATTGTCAATACCCAAAAAGAGAGAACACATGCGAGTAATAAACATAATTGAGCACGAAGACGGTAGCGCAACTATCACACTGGACATGTCTAAAGAAGAGCACCATGCAATCATGGAAGGCGCATTGCTACGTGGTATTGCCCTTGGTGTAGCAACCAACAACCCAGCGGATTGGAACGGCTTCACGACTGAGGAGTGGCGCACCATTGTGAACAACGCAATAGAGGTCAAACGTAAGGAGAAGAAATGAAATGCAAATGCCATTCCGACTCGCCGTTCCTTTGGCGCAACAACCCGAGGCCGAGCATATTTCTACAAGACGTTGCGTTCCGAGCTAAGGGCGTAGTGGTAACAACTGATTACAAACAGTTTGGTATATTTCTACGTTCCGCACCAAACATAAAACCGCAACTCAACAAACATGAGATATGAAATGCCCGATCTGCAACGCATGGACACGCACACTAGAGACACGAACCGATGAATCCACCAATGAAATCTGGCGCAGAAAAGAATGCGCCAACCTACACATTTTCGTCACGATTGAACAAATCACAGCGGGAACAACTCCACGCCCTAGTCAAAAACGCGTGGTGGCCGTTCGACAGAGCCGACCCAAAAGTGTTGAGCTTGATGCACCTGTCTACCGTAGAGCGGAAGACCGCAACGACTGACCAACCAGAGGCACTCTTATGACTACGGGGATAGAGTATTTGAAGTTAGAGAAGAAACGCAAGGGGCGGGGGCTTGGTAAGAAACCCGCATTAGCTTGCACGAGCTTGCGACTATCGCAGGAGGTGATGAATTATTTCGACACCAACTATCCGATGTCAAAGCAAGCCAAGATGAGAGAAGTTCTTACCGAGTACGTCAACAACCAAACTGGAGTTAAACCATGAACAAGTCACAGCAAATCCGAGACTACGCCGCCGCAAACCCAAACGCTACCGCTAAGGAGATAGGCGTAGCACTAGACGTTAAACCCGCTTACGTGTATGCAGTCCTCTGGGCGCTCAAGCAAAAAGCAGGGGTCAAGAAAGCTAAGCCGAAGAAAACAAATTGGAAGACACTGCACGTCAGTTCGTCCAACAAATCAATCACAATGGAAGAGCCTAAGTCCGACCCCGTGAACCACCCTGCCCATTACAAGGTAGGTGGTATCGAGACAATCGACTTCATCGAGGCCAAGCGTTTGAACTACAACATGGGCAACGCAGTAAAGTACATCGCCCGTGCCAACCACAAGGGTAACCGCAAGCAAGACCTTGAGAAAGCAATTTGGTACTTGAAGCGTGAGATTGAGCACTCGCTGTAATACCTAACATTGTTAGGGCAATTCCAAGCCGCCTTCGGGCGGCTTTTTTACGTCTGTACTATTGACAAAGTAAAAGGCCGTGCTATATTCGCTCCATAAACAACTGGAGCATTAGATGGCAAGCACCCCCGAGGCCAAGGTCAAGGCAAAGATCAAGGCAATCCTCAAAGCCCACAACGTGTACTACGCCATGCCCATAGGTACTGGCTACGGTAGCAGTGGCGTCCCCGACTTCCTGTGCTGTATGAACAGCAGATTCTTAGCTATCGAAGCCAAAGCTGGCAAAGGCACGACCACAGCCCTGCAAGACAAGAACATAAAGCAGATTGCTGAGTCAGGCGGCGTTGCCTTGGTCATCAACGAGACCAACCTCGACTACCTCGAAGCAGTTATCAAGGAGTGCATGCAGTGAAAATTATCACAGTTGATTTCGAGACCTACTACTCCCGAGACGTAGGGTTTGCCAAGCAGACGACAGAGGAGTACATCCGCGACCCGCAGTTCCATGTGGTCGGCGTATCAGTGCAGGTAGATGACGGTAAGCCAGACTGGTTTAGCGGCACGATGGTAGAGACTGCCGACTACCTCAAACAATTCGATTGGGCCAATTCGCTGGCCCTAGCCCACAACGCTGTGTTCGATGGGGCCATCCTGAGTTGGCACTTTGATATCAAGCCGAAAGGCTGGCTGGACACGCTGTCTATGGGCCGTGCGTTACATGGCACTAACGTAGGGGGCAGTCTCAAGGTACTAGCGCAGTTCTACGGTATCGGCGAGAAAGGCACTGAAGTTGAGAACGCTCTTGGCCTGAGACGAGTTGACTTCCACCCTGACCAGTTAACACGGTACGGCGAGTACTGCAAGAACGATACGGCCCTGACGTGGGAGTTGTTTGGGCAGATGAGCAAAGGCTTTCCCGCCGTGGAGCTGCGCCTCATTGACTTAACCATACGCATGTTTACAGAACCATCCTTGGCGCTGGACTTGCAGGTACTCGGCGACCACTTGGAGTCAGTGAAGGATACAAAAGCGCTAGCGTTAGGGGCGTTTGAAAAAGGGGACTTGATGAGCAATCCCAAGTTTGCCATCATGCTACAAACAGCCGGTGCCGTACCGCCGATGAAGAAAAGCATCACGACGGGCAAAGAGACCTACGCCTTCTCTAAGACAGACGAAGAGTTCAAGGCACTGCTTGAGCATGAAAACCCCGCAGTGCAAGCGTTGGTGGCCGCACGGCTTGGCACGAAGTCGACCATCGAGGAGACTCGAACCGAAAGGTTTATTGAGATTGCCAAACGAGGGCTTATGCCAGTTCCTTTGCGCTACTACGCCGCCCACACGGGACGGTGGGGTGGTGATGACAAGCTGAACCTGCAAAACATCCCACGCAACTCCCCCCTGAAACACGCCATCTTTGCGCCGAGTGGGTACAAGATTATTGACTCAGACTCATCGCAGATTGAAGCCCGTACGCTGGCATGGCTTGCGGAACAGAACGACTTGGTTGACGCATTTGATAGGGGCGAAGATGTTTACAAAATCATGGCGTCAGCCATTTATGGAAAACCAGCGAATCAGATCACGAAGGACGAGAGATTTGTTGGTAAGACGACCATTCTTGGGTGCGGGTATGGAATGGGTGCGGCGAAATTCCAAGCACAACTCAAGAACTTTAATGTGGAAATTGACTTGGATGAGGCAAAGAGGATTATCGACACCTACCGCACAACGTATCCGAAAATTGTTGAGCTTTGGAAGGAAGCGGGTAGGGCGCTAGACGCAATGATGCGTAAGGCTTCTATGAACCTAGGCAGGGGCGAAACGCTAAAAGTTCAAGGCAAGGACGGTATTCTTTTGCCGAACGGGTTGTACCTGCGTTACCCCAACTTGCGTAAGCATCAAGACGATGATGGAGATACTGAGCTTGTGTACGACACCAAGAAGGGCAAGGCTGTCATACCTAACCGTATATACGGTGGTAAGGTAATTGAGAACGTGTGTCAGGCGCTGGCCCGTATTGTGATCGGTGAGCAGATGCTCATGGTTGCGAAGAAGTACAAGGTCGTGATGACTGTGCATGACGCGATTGCTTGCATCGTACCCAAAGAAGAAGTTGAGTCGGCGCAAGAGTACGTAGAGATGTGCATGCGTATACGCCCCAAGTGGGCGGCAGAGTTACCGCTGAACTGCGAGTCTGGGTACGGAGACAGCTATGGAGCATGCTGAAAATGGTATGCGGATACTGTGGAAGTACATAGACAAGCACAGCCGGAACGTACACTTCTCATGGGAGCGATGGAGCAAGCGGGACTCCTACGGATTCTGGGAATTTAGATTACCACCTGAGTAAGAGGATTAAGACATGAAGCAGTTAATTTGGTCATTCAGCAGTCTCAAGACTTTTCAGCAGTGCCCTAAGAAGTACTACCACACCAAGGTTGCCAAGGACGTAATCGAGGGGGACACAACCGCTACGCTTTACGGCAAAGAAGTGCATACGGCGGCTGAAGAATACATAAGGGATGGCAAGCCTATCCCAGAGAAGTTTGCGTACATTAAGCCATCGCTGGACATACTCAACGCCATCCCCGGAGAGAAGTTTTGCGAAGTGAAGCTGGGCCTGACCAAAGACCTGCAACCCTGCGATTTCTCAGCCGAGGGTGTCTGGTGGCACGGTATCGCCGACTTGGTCATCTTAGACCGTGAGAAGAAGTTGGCCTACTCAGTCGACTACAAGACGAGCAAGAGCGCACGGTACGCCGACATGGGCCAGCTTGATTTGATCGCCGCCGCCCTGTTCTACAAGTACCCTGAGATCGAGCGTGTCAAGTCTGCGCTTATGTTCGTAGTCAGTAAAGAGTTTGTAAAGGCTGAGCACAATGCGAAAATGAAATCCGTGTATGTGCAGAAAGTACTGCCCGATATCGAGCGGCTTGAAGGCGCATTCAAAAGCGGGGTATGGAACCCCAGAACAAGCCCACTGTGCAAGTGGTGCTCAGTTAAGCAATGTGAATACAACCGAGGATGAATCATGCCCTACGTAAACAAGCCCCGCCCGTACAAGAAAGAGTACCAGCAGCAAGTTGCCCGAGGTGAACTGCCAGCGCGGATGGAGCGCCAACGCGCACGTAATGAGTACGACAAGAAGAACCCCGACACAAACAAAGATGGCACTGCCGACTCCAGAGAAGGCAAAGACATTGCACACGTCAAGGCGCTGAGCAAGGGCGGCTCTAACAAGGATGGCACGAAGGTGCAGTCTCCAACAGCTAACCGTTCGTTCAAGCGCAACTCACAACACAAGCTGGTGGCGGAGACCAGCACAAAAGAGCGTAAGAAAAAATGAACTTATCAGAGTACGACTGGCCGCGACCGCACGGCTTCACCCCGTTCGACCATCAGAAGACCACCGCTGAGTTCCTAATCAGCAACCGCAAGAGCTTCTGCTTTAACGAGCAGGGCACGGGCAAGACTGCATCAGTGATCTGGGCGGTGGATTACTTGATGAAGGTTGGGGTAATTAGCCGAGTGCTTATCGTCTGCCCACTGTCGGTGATGAAGGCCGCATGGCAAGAGGACTTGTTTAAGTTTGCTCTGCATCGTACGGTAGCTGTAGCGCACGGTGACCGCGAGAATCGCAAGCAGATCATCAATGGAGTGTCTGAGTTTGTCATCATTAACTTTGATGGCGTGGAGATCGTCAAGAAAGAAATCATTGCTGGCGGCTTTGATCTTGTAGTGATTGACGAAGCGTCTGCGTACAAGAACGCGCAAACCGACAGATGGAAAACCATGCGCGACATAACCAAGGTCGTTAAGGGTCTGTGGATGTTGACGGGTACTCCAGCCGCTCAGTCGCCTGTGGATGCTTACGGATTGGCAAAGCTTGTTAACCCCAGTGGTGTCCCCGTTTTCTTTGGGCAGTTCCGCGACTCAGTCATGCACAAGATTACCGACTACAGATGGATACCCAAGCCTACTGCACAGGCCATCGTGCACAAAGCACTGCAACCAGCGATTCGGTTTGAGAAAGCACAGTGCTTGGACTTGCCCGAGCTTACGTTCGTTGACCGAGAGGCTCCTCTTACGCCGCAACAGGCGAAGTACTACAACACGCTGAAGAAGCAGATGCTTATCGAAGCAGCCGGTGAAGAGGTTACGGCTATCAACGCCGCAGTAAAGATCAACAAACTCCTGCAAATATCAGGCGGCGCTGTGTACTCCGACAGCAAGGAAGTGATTGAGTTTGATGTAACCGACCGCCTCAAAGTTGTCAAGGAAGTGATCGACGAGTCAAGCCACAAGGTGCTGGTGTTCGTGCCGTTCACGCACACGATTGAGTTGCTGACTAAGTACCTAACCAAACACGGCATAACGTGCGATGTAATCAACGGCGCTGTGTCTGCCAACCGCCGAGCAGAGATCGTCAAAGAGTTCCAGACGCGCACTGAGCCCAAGGTGCTTGTCATCCAGCCGCAAGCGGCCTCCCACGGGTTAACACTTACTGCGGCTAACACTGTTATTTGGTACGCTCCCACCTCCAGCGTTGAGACATACCTGCAAGCGAACGCGCGTATCGACCGACCCGGCCAGCGCAACCCAATGACAGTTGTGCACATCCACGGCAGTCAGACGGAGAAGCGCCTGTATTCGTTGCTCCGCAACAACATCAACAACCACGAAAAAATAATTGATCTTTATCGACAAGAATTTTCAGACACCCCTTGACAGTGTCAAATGTTGTGTTATATTCGAGTTGTGTGGCTGTGGTGGGCAACGGGTTAGCGCCGTTGCAGAGACCTCCTAAGTGAGAAACCCACTGCTTTATGTGAACTGCCACTGCCACACACCCACTAACCTATCAGGAGAATCAGATGGAAGAAGTTGAAGAAGTAGTCGCTCCCCCTAACGTGGGCAAGTTGACCTCGATTTACATCAAGATACGCGACAAGCGCGCGGCTAACAAGAAAGCGTTTGAGGCCGAAGACCAAGACCTCGAAAGCCAGATGAAGGTGTTAGCGCAAGAGATGCTTGACGTATGCAAAGACATGAATGCCGACAGCATTCGCACCCCACACGGCACAATCATTCGTTCGGTTAAGTCACGGTATTGGACGAACGATTGGGATTCGATGTACGGTTTCATTGAAGAGACTGGCGCATTTGGCCTGTTAGAGAAACGACTTCATCAGACCAACATGAAGGACTTTCTTGCTGAGAATCCAGACCTCTACCCCAAAGGGCTGAGTGTCGAAAACGAATTCACCGTGGTAGTTAGACGTTCCAAGGAAAACTGAAATGACAAATTTGACAATTCTTAATGAAGACCTCCCAGACTTTCTGCAAGCCGCAGGGGTCAGTGACCTTACAAAGCAACTCGCTGGCCGCACGGGCGTTAAGCGCATCGTGCCTAAGAACGGCATCTTCCGCAAGACAGTCGGCGGCGAAGAGATGGGCAAAATCAAGGGTAACTTGAGGGCAATCATTGTTAATTCTTCCCCCCATGTCGGTCGTATCTTCTACGCAAAGCAGTGGAGCCCAGATGCTGAGCCGACTGCGCCAGACTGCTTCTCAAACGATGGACGCGCACCCGATGCAGGTTCAGTCAACCCACAAGCAGACCGTTGCGATAGCTGCCAGCAAAACATCAAGGGTTCGGGCCAAGGTAACTCTAAGGCTTGCCGCTACTCACGCCGTATTGCTCTTACGCTAGAAGAAGACTTCGGTACTTCTCTCGAGGGTTCTGTGTATCAAATGAACTTGGCCTCCAAGTCTTTGTTCGGCGATAGCGTTGGCGATAACACGCACACGTTTGAGAACTACTCCAAGTATTTGGCCAACAACGGCAAGAGCTTGGATTGGGTTATTACGCAGATTAGCTTTAACGAAGACAACGACAACCAGTCAGTGCTGTTTACGCCAACTGGCCACATCAACAAGGCCCAGTACGCTGTTACAACCAAAGTGGCTAACACTCCTGAAGTTCAGAAGATGGTTGTCATGACCCCGTATCAAGCGGATATGTCTGGCAAACAACCCAAGCTGGAAGCGCCTAAGCCTTTGGGCGAAGCGTTTGCCGAAGAAGATGCAAAGGCTATGGCGAAGGTCAAAGCCGAAGCTGTCGACGAGCCAGTCAAGCGACCTTCTAAAGTTGCACCCACGCCGACCACCAAGAAAGACCTTGACGCAGTGGTGCAGGCTTGGAGTAACGAGGAGTAAATATGTCCTATGGCTATAGCCAGAGCTTGGTGCACGCAAATAAACAGGCAAGCACTAAGTCTCTGGGTGTAGCTTTGGGTAGGGCATGTATACGCGCAGACGTAAGCGTTAGCAAGATTGCGGATTATTTTGGTGTGAGCCGAATGACTATCTACAATTGGTTTAAGGGGGACACAGTCCCCCATTCTGTCTACGCTAAAGACATAAGCGACTACATCCTCCACATCAAAGCGCACCAGCAACTGAAATAAATAAATGTCCAACTTTGACCTGCTAAACGCTGTACTGCCCGAAGAGGGTCGGTACTGTGTGCTAGGGATAGGAAGGTACCCGGATCAGAAGTTTTACGATACAAGAGCAGAGGTAGACCAACAAGTTGAGGCGCTAGTTAAGCGCGGGTTTGATGCGTATTTTGGCTGCGCCAAGTTTGGCCCACTCAACAACCGTACGCACGAAAACGTTGCTTATGTTCGCGCACTGTGGATGGACATTGACTGCGGCCCCACGAAGGCCGTGCCTGATGAGAAAGGAATCATCAAGGGCTACGTCGATCAACCAACAGGGCTTAATGAGTTTGGAAAGTTTTGCAAAAATGTAGGGTTACCGAAACCAATCTTGGTTAGCTCAGGCTATGGCATCCACGCATACTGGTTGCTTGAAGAGACTGTAAGCCGACTGGAGTGGGAGCCGCTTGCTAACCGCCTTCGTGAGTTGTGCGTTGAGCAAGGCTTGATCGTCGACCCTTCTGTATTTGAAGCCTCCCGAGTACTGCGCGTTCCCGGCACGTACAACTTCAAACAAGAGGAACCCTTAGAAGTAAGAGTCCTCAACGAAAACACCCAGCGTATGACCTACGCGCAGGTGAAAGAAATTCTTGGAGCACCGGATGTAAAGCCGGTAGAAGAGAAGCCAGACTTTATTCCCAGCAGCATGAGTCCTTTGATGGAATCCATGATGCAGAATAAGATCAAGCGATTCAAAACAATAATGCTGAAATCAGCGCAGGGTGAAGGTTGCAACCAACTGCTCCACTGCTACGAGAATCAAGCCACACTCGACTACAACTTATGGCGCTCAGCGCTTTCGATTGCAACGTTTTGCGTTGACAGGGATTCAGCAGTACACAAAATGTCTGCGAACCATCCCGGCTACGACAGGTTTAAGACCGAGTTCAAAGTCGACGATATACAACGAACAGGTGGGCCGCATCACTGCGCTACCTTTAAAAAGCAAAACCCCGGTGGCTGCAACGACTGCAAGCACAAGGGCAAGATCAAGTCACCAATCATGCTTGGTGTCGAGATTGAAGAAGCGGACGATGAAGACTACGAAGTTGAAGTAGTAGAGGACGGTGAGGTAGAGACGGTACGTATACCCGAATACCCATTTCCTTTTTTCAGAGGAAAGAACGGTGGTGTTTACCGTAGACCGTCTGAAGACGAAGGTGAACCGGAGCTTGTGTACGAGCACGACTTGTACATCATCAAACGGCTAACCGACCCCGACATCGGGGAGACACTGCTGTTCCGACTACACCTGCCTATGGACGGTATGAAGGAATTTGCAATCCCACTGGGTGTTATCTCATCCAAGGAAAAACTGAGGGAGGCGTTAGCTTCCAAGGGCGTCGGCTTGTTTGCTAAGCAGGTCGATGCTATGTGCACCTACGTGATGACGTTGGTAAAAAATTTACAAGTTATGCGAAAGGCAGAAATTATGAGAACGCAATTTGGTTGGGTAGATAACGACAGCAAGTTCATTCTTGGTGATCGTGAGATTACAAAGGACGGTGTGTACTACAGCCCGCCCTCAAACATTACTAAAACTGTAGCCGAGAACCTTGTTGAACACGGTGACTTTGAAAAGTGGAAAGAGGTGTTCAACATGTACGCCAAGCCGGGGCTTGAACCCCACGCATTTGCGGCACTCACAGCGTTTGGCTCCCCACTGCTGAAGTTTACGGGTATGTCCGGTGCGATCATCAACGTGATTCACAGTAGCTCAGGCTCAGGTAAGTCGACTGCGTTGTTTATGTGCAACAGCGTATGGGGTCACCCCGTCAGGAACGCCTCGATCTGGAAGGACACGTTCAACGCAAAGATGCACAGGCTCGGTGTGATGAACAACCTGCCCAACACAATCGACGAGATTACGAACACCAGCCCAATGGAGTTCTCTGATCTGTCGTACAGCATCTCGCAGGGTCGGGGCAAGAACAAGATGCGTGGCTCGGTTAACGAGGAGCGAGTCAACCTGACAAGCTGGCAGGGCATCACCCTGAC